TATCTTTGCCGAACCCTCCATAAGTTTATTCTCGCCAAAAGCAAACGAACACGCAAACGAAACATAGAAACGAATTCCTTCGAGGATGTTGACGTTGGCGATTGCTCTGTAGAGTTTTCTTTTAAGTTCTTTTCTGTCATATTTTCCAGTAAGATGTCCGTCTCTTGCAAGATCCCACATTTGACTATTGTCAAACTCATGAGCATGATCAATGAAATCATTGTAAGATTCGGTGACAGATTCAGCACGTTTCATTACGTTATCATCATCTAAGATAGTATCAAACACCTCTGAAGGATCTGCATATACGTTCTTTATGATGTATGTGTATGATCTACTATGAATCATCTCCATAAATTCCCATACTGTCATACATGCTTCCAACTCAGGAAGAGAACAGTAAGGTATAAATGCCATACCAGGACCACGTCCTTGTACAGAGTCAAGCATGATCTGATACTTCAAGTTAGAAGTAAATATATGTTTTTGTTCTGGTGTGAGAGTTTGATAGTCTGATCTATCTTTCTGTAATGAGACTTCTTCTGGTCTCCAGAAGTATCCTAGTTGTGATTGAGTTAGTCTATCAAATACTGGATACTTATATGAATCGTATCTTTGAACTCCTAATGGTTGCCCAAAGAACATGGGTTTTTTGTGTTTACTTTGTTTGTGTTAAATACTGTCATTCCTTTTACATCAGACTTTGCAACTGTCACAATCCTCTTCCTCCGTAGTAAGTAATTCGTTAATTAAATTGTCTACATTATCAGAAGTTTCATCACCATCTTTTTTAGCATCATATGTGTTTTGGTAATAAGATGTTTTCCAACCATACTTGTAAGTTGTAAGTAGGTCGTTTGCCATTACTTGCATAGGCACTTCATTGTTTGGATAGTTCTCTGGATTGTAAGACCAGTTGCCAGAGATTGCTTGGTCAAAGAACTTTTGCATTACTGCAGTTACTTTGATGTATCCTTCGTTGTTTGCCATATCCCAAAGAAGGGTATAGTTATTCTTAAGCGATTGATAAGATGGAACAATCTGCTTAAGGGGTCCTTTCTTTGATTTCTTAACGGACAAGTAGTCTCTAGGAGGTTCAATTCCATTTGTTGCGTTTGACACAACGGAACTGCTCTCCGAAGGCATCTGTGCGGACAACGTGCTGTGCCTGAGTCCGTACTCAAGTATTCGTCCTCGTAGAAACTCCCAATCACATGAAAGGTCATTCGGTATAATCTCATCCACTTCCTTCTTATATGTATCGATAGGAAGAATTCCATCAGCATACTTTGTCTTACCGAAATAACCGCAAGGACCTTTCTCCATTGCCATACGATTCGATGCTGTTAGAAGAGCAAATTGAAACCTCTCAGTAAGTTTATGAACGAGATCAAATGCTTTTACTGAATCATACTTAGCACCATTCTTAGCAAGATAATGTGCTAGACCAATGTATCCAATACCAAGTGACCTTCTATTTAAGGTACTTTGCTTTGCAGCATTTACGGGATACTGTTGATAATCAATCAGTGCATCTAGTCCTCTTACTGCTAGTTCACATAGTTCATCAATCTCTTCTAACTTATTGATCTTACCTACATTGATAGCAGATAAAATACACAAAGCAATCTCACCTGATCCATCTATATGTTGGATAGGATCTGTAGGTAAAGTGATCTCCTGACAGAGATTACTCATACTAACTTTGTCTTTGAAAGAGGAGTGATCATTACAATGATCAATATTCATGATATAAAGACGACCTGTCTCTGCTCTTTCCTTAAGTAAATCTAAAATTAATTTCTGTGCACCAACAGTTTTCTTTGGGATCTCTTCATTTTTCTCATAGGATTCATATAGTTCGTCAAATTCATCTGTGCCAAAAGCATCAAATAAATCTGGAACATCATGTGGTGAGAATAATGTTATCTCTCCATCTTGAATAAACCTTGCATAGAATATTTTACTAAGTTGAATACTATAGTCTAACTTTCTTACTCTGTTGTCTTCTGTTCCTTTGTTGTTTTTGAGAACCAAGATGTCTTCGATTTCCTGATGCCAGATAGGAAAGTGGACAGTGGCACTCCCGCCTCTGATCCCGTTTTGAGTACAGCATCTGACAGTTGATTCAAACTTCTTAAGGAAGGGGACAACACCTGTGTGTTGAACTTCCCCACCCCTGATTTTACTGTTGATCCCACGGATCCTACCCGCGTTGATACCAATACCTGCCCTCTGAGCGACATATTTGCCAATAGCCATATCGCTACTAAAGATACTATCGAGGGTGTCATCAATATCAACCAGAACACAGCTTGCAAATTGGCGAATGGGGGTTCTAACTCCTCCCATGATTGGTGTTGGGATGTTGAGTCGGTGTTTTGAGATTGCGTCATAATACTTTTTAACGTAGTCTAGTCTGTAGAATTTGTCATCTTTTTGAAATAGAGTCGCTGCCACCATCATATACATGAACTGAGGAGTCTCGTAGATTTCTCCTGTGGAACGATCTTGTACCAGATATTTATCTGCTACCTGTCGAATACCTGCATATGTGAACAAGTAATCACGGTCATGATCAATATAACTATTGAGTTTATCCCACTCTTCTAAAGTATATTCATTTACAATACCTGCATCGTATATGCCAGTTTCAACACAACGATCTACATGTGCTCTAAGATGAGGGTGTTTATCTGGATGCTCACCATATACAGACTTACGAAGACTAAACAAAAGTAGTCTAGCAGCAACGTATTGATAGTTAGGTGATTCTAAAGAAATTAAATCGTTTGCAGAACGAATAAGAATTTCTTGGATATCAGATGTTCTAATACCATCAAAGAATTGTAATCCACTGTTGACTTCAACATGGGACTCAGAGACACCTGCGAGACCTTCACAGGCAAGTTCTACCATGCGGTGAACTTTATCAAGGTCGAGAGGTGTTTTACTTCCATCTCTCTTAATGACGTTGATTTCTTTAGAGGTCATACCTTTTTCCATTCGGTTAGTTTTACTTGTGCTTCAAGACCTTCATAGGTGTTAAATTCTACCAGACTTTGCACGTTATGTCCAGTAAGATACATGTCATTCAAATCTTTTTCTTTTAAATTAGTTGGCCAAATTACTGCCTCGTGTCCTTTTTGAATAGCACGAGACATACGATCTACAATTTCTTTGTTCCTTTTTTCATTGTCAAAAACAAACACAACATCTTTACCATCAAGCAAGTTCCAATCAATGTCAGCACCTGCCATGGCAATAGCGTTATCTATAAACAGACTATCAAACGGTCCTTCCGTTACATAAACTGTTTTGTTAAAGTCAACTTTATTAAGTCCAAATACTTTAGATCTATCTTCGTCAAGCATGATAGTTATGTATCGCATTCTATCATTCAAACCATAAGATCTACCTTGAAATCCAAACCATTCTCCTTTCTCATCGATAAAGGGTAAGATAATTCTAGGGTGATCTTTCTTGACATTTTCAAACGTAGGTTTTTGTGTGTTTACCCATGTACAAAACTCTTCAGTATGATAAAGACTAGAGAAACATTCCTCAGGTATTCTTCTATTTTGAAGGTATTGTATTGCAGGGTGCTTTCTATTTAGAGTTGCAATATTTTCCAACTCTAGATTTTTTTTGAACTTAGGTTTTTCTGTCTTGAATACAGGATCAGCGACATTTCTGCCCTTACCAGTAAGACCTGATTTGTATCTTTCCATGACATATTCGTCATAGATATCACTACAATGGTCTTTCAAAAAGTTACCAAAAGATCTACCTACACCACAGTTGTGGCACTTATAAACTAAACCACTTTTCTTAGTGAAGAAATAACCTCTAGATTTGTTTTTGTGCTTCTGTGAATCTCCACAGTAAGGACACCTAAAATTGTACACACCATCTCGAACCTGCTTAAACTTATCAAGTCTTGCAGATATTAGATTAACGTAAAATTTGTCAATCACTCAGGGATTTAGATTATTGCTTCTCTATGATACTACTTTGTGTGTTACCTGTCAACATAGGTCCTACTATTTTTTGTCCGACTGGAGACACGAGGAAAGAAATAATAGAAAGAGCACCAAATATGCTCCACATTTTCTTTTCCATGAGTCTGAGACGGTCATCGACTTTACGAATGTCTCTCTCACATCCTTTCTTAATTGCTTCCGTTTCTCTATTAACATCTGCGTGTAACCTATCTATTTTCTCAAATAATACTTCATCAATTTTATCTTGTTTGTCTAACTTCTCATTGTGTACAGCAAGAATTTGACCCATCTTCACAGAGTTATCTTGAAGTGTGTCAACTACTTTTTCTAGTCTCTCTAGAATCGCTGAGTTTATATCAGACATTACCTTGTCGCGTCTTGTTCTACCCCTGTTCTTGCTTGCTTCTTCAACTGTTGAGTTTTCAACTGTAATTGTTTTTGAAGTTCTTGCTTCTTAAGCATGACTTTCTTTTTCATATTCTGAATCTTTTGTTGATTCATTTGATTCTTCATCTGTTGATCGCCAGCAGATTCAGATACATTTTTCATATGTTTCATACGTTTATCCATAAAGAATTTAGCAGATGCACCAGGCATAATTCTTTCAATATTAATACCAGACCTATACTTAGGCATGATTAACATTCTCATTTTCATTCTAAGTTCAGCAGGACTGTTTGCATAGACTACAGTTTCTCCCACTTCTGGAATGTTTACTTTGTATTGAAATAACTTTGAAGGTCTTTGACTATCACGAGGACATGTTGTAGATTCTTTTACTGCCTTCTTTTTCTTTTTGATCTTACCCCTAAACTTTATAACAGGATCAAAACCTGCAACAGGACCTTTGGCATTAGCACTACTGCTAAAACCTCCTGTACCTGCACTCATTGTTGGGGCTTCTTCATTCATTAGATCTTGTTTAACTCTTCCTCTAAGTCAGGATCAACTTCCAAATCTGGAAGCATACCTACTGGATATTTATTCAAATAGATGAGTATAGTTTTTAGTATACTCCAATACTCCCTCTCTAGTTTATAGAACAAGAGTGGAGTCGCAGCTTCACCAAAAACATTATATAAAATAATCAGATGATTTATAACAAGATGGATCCTTAAAGGTCCTCTTCGCACATAACGCTTCAAGAGTCTTTTAAGATACTTAAAGCGTTTTATGTCTTCATCGAAGTCATCGCGTGTAACGCAATGAGGATTTTCATAATGTTTTATGGCGAAAAGAATGTACGTATCGTCATTCAGTTCGTCAAACTTCATTTATTATGTTGTAGTAATTGTCTTGGTAGAACCAGAACCACCTGCACCGATAGTATCGCCTAATAC